CAACATATATAAGAAAGATTCCTTAAGAGAGTTTGATATGTACAGCATTGCAGAGGGCGGTTATCAGCAGGAAGAAAATGTGAAGAAAGTAACTGACCATTTAAACAAAATTTTGATGGATAACAAATGTCCGTATTGCGAGGGGGATTGTGATGGAGAAAGAAAATAAGATGGATTTCAGAGCAGAGACCGTAGCCGAGGAATACGCCGAATTAGTTGGCAGACTAAAGGCGTTCAAAGCATACCTCGATTCTAGCGAGAGCGTAATCATCGACAAGAAAATTTGTATCGCTATGTTAGGTCTCGACTCAGATTAAAAGTTGGCTCCATGGGTACAGCGAATACCACACGGAGCCGCGTATCTAACTTAATTGGGTAAGTTAAATACAGGACAAGTATAACACACCTTCCTGTATTTATCAAATAAATAATTAGGAGGGCATTTTTTATGTCTAAAACACACACATCCAACGAACAGAAACCACTTGCAAGCGAGATTATTTGTGATCTGGAAGCAGAAAACGCAAAACTCGAAGCAAGAAACAAGAAACTCGGTAACATTGTTTTAAAGCAGGCAGCAGTTCTTGTGGAGACATTATTGCTGTTGAATGAAGAAGGTGATTTAGGAAATGAAGATGCGTGACGAAAACCAGGTTCTTTTATCTGGTGATATCCCGGCGGGGTTCGTGTTCTCACATGAAGAATACGGCGGAAACAAGATGTACGAGGGAAGAATGACAATATTCAGAAAGAGCACATCTTATGACATTCTTCCGATTATTGTGCCGGAATATATGATTTCAAGAGAAACAGAGTTAATTGCCAGCGTATATGGTGAAATGCGAAGTCGTACAGTCCGGGAAGATGGAAAGAAAAGCCTTACAGCGTATGTAAGAGCAACGAACATTCAATACCTTGAAATACTGGAAGAACACGATGCAAACGAAGTATATTTGACCGGATATCTGATTAAAAAGCCAACAATAAAGATGATTGGCGCGAACAATGACAGAAAGCTGGCAAGAATACTTCTGGCAGTAAACAGAAAGAAGAAAGCCGGATATACCAGATCAGACGCAATCAGTTGTTTATGTTGGGAAGAAAACGCAGATGCCGTAGAGAATCTAAAAAAGGGAACGAAAATCAAGCTCTTCGGAAGATTCCAGAGCCGGGAACTCTGGTCTGATCAGAGTCAAGAATGGGTAACAGCATTAGAGGTATCGGTAAAGAGATTGGAGATTTTGTAATATGAAAAAAATCGAAGTAAGAGAGATTAGATTGACCGATTTTAAAGGTCAGTCGGAAAAGAAAATAGAGTTCGGGCATAGAACAGTTGTTTCTGGGAAGAACGGGTGTGGAAAAACCACACTGGCAGATGCGTTTACGTGGGTGTTCTGTGACAAGGACTACAGCTTAAAAAGCAACCCGGATATTAGACCGGATGATGGCAGAGAATGCCTGCCAAGAGTCGATATTGACCTTGTAATTGATGGAAAGCCAGTAAGCGTAGCGAAATTCCAGAAGCGCACAGAAAGTAAACCAAAGGACGGGAAGCCGGGCAAGGTTGCATTGTCAAATAAATATGAAATCAACGGCGTTCCAAAAGCTGAAAGAGATTTTAAAGCTGATTTAAAAGAGCGAGGATTTGACTTTGATAATTTTCTTATGCTGTCGCATATGGAAATCTTCACAGACTTGAAAGATGCAGATGCCAGAAAGATTCTGTTTTCTATGTCAGATGGTGCCGGAAAATCAGATTTAGAGATTGCCAAGACAGTTCCAGATTGTGCCGAGTTGGTACCGCTTCTGGAAACCTACAAAGCAGACGAAATTAAGGCCATGAACAGTGCAACACTGAAAAAGGCAGAGGAACAGTTGAAAGCCATTCCAAACCAGATTATCGGCATGGAAAATTCAAAAGTTGATGCTGATGTTGCGGAACTGGAATTGCAGAAGAATGCCTTGCAGGAACAGATTTCTGACCTTGAAAAGCAGATTGCGCAGGCAGGGAACGAGCGTATCAGCAAGCTCAGAGCGGAACTTTCAGACTTAGGCGTTCGGAAATACTCTTTCGAGTCAAAAGCATATGAAGAAGTCTCAACGAGAAAAACTGCAATTCAAATTAAAATCAATGAGTTGGAGTCAGAAAGAAATCTGAAAGCAGCCGAATTAAACAGAAAAACTTCCGATTTGGAGAGCCTGAGAGCACAGAAGAAAGAACTTCTCGAAAAGTTACAGAACGCTAGAACACAATATCCCAAAATCAAGGATGTAGAATGGGACAACACAGTTCTGGAAAATATTGAATCTGAAACATTCAAGGATGCAGATACCATTTGCCCGACTTGCGGTCAGAATCTTCCGGCAGAGCAGATTGAGCAGTTAAAGAGTAGATTCGAGCAGAAGAAGCAGGAAAGAATCAATCAGCAGTTAAAAGCCAAGGAAGAATGGGAACAGGACAAGAAACACAAACTTAATGAAGTTATCCAGGCTGGAAACAAAGCATCTGCCGGAAAGAAAGAAGCGCAAAAGCAAGAAGAAACCCTCACATCTGAGATTTCCAAACTAACAGATGAATTAGAGCAGATCAAAACTTCACTGGATGCAGAAAACAAGAATCTGGAAGCTATACCGAAAGAGCCAGACTTATCAGGAAATGCCGAATATCAGCAGATTCTTACATCAATCAAAGAGAAAAAACAGGAGCTTAATTATCTGGACGATGGAGAAGAAGCGAAGAAACAGCTTTCAGAGCAGTTGTCCGGCAAGAAACAGGAATTGGCAGCAGTCAATCAGAAAATCGGTGAAGCCAACAACAACGCCCGAATTGACGAACGAATCGAGAAGCTTCAGGAAAACCAGAAACAGTACGCACAGAGCAAAGCTGATGCACAGATGATTCTGGATGAACTGAAATCACTGAGTATGGCAAAGAATACAGCCCTTGAAGATGCGGTAAACCAGTATTTTGACGGGGTTAAGGTGAAACTGTTCGATACGCAGAAGAACGGCGAAGTCGTAGACGCTTGCATCTGGTACGTGCAGGACAAGGACGGTGACTGGAAGAAACTGATTGGGAATGCCAATACAGCCCTGATGATGAAAGGAAAAATTGCCATCATGGACGGATTGCAGAAGTTTTACGGCGTGAGTTATCCGATATTCGTAGACTGTGCAGCGGAACTGGACAACAGCAGTCTGGCGGGTATTAAGGCAGATGCGCAGTTGATATTCCTGAAAGTTGTTGAGGGGGATATGACGGTAACGGAGATTTGAGAGGGGTGAGTAAATGCAATTAGCTACATGGGGAACATTCAAATTTAAAGCAGATGCGCAGAAATGTGCAGATGAAATTATGGAAATCTGCGAAGAACTGGAATCAGCAACACCACAGCAGATTCTTGAAAAAGCCAGAGACAGCAACACTGAACTTCACAAGTGCTTTACATGGGATGATACCGAAGCTGCTGAGAAATGGAGAATTTCAGAAGCTAGAGCAGTTGTAAGGAATCTTAAAATCATCGAACAGAAGCCGGATAAACAGTCAGATCCGACAACGATCAGAGTTTTCTACAAAACCGATAACGAGTCTGGATATAAACCAACAAAGCTGATTTTAAAGAAGCCAAACGAATATAAATCACTTGTAGAGCGTTGCAGGAGCGAACTTTTGGCAATAAAACAGAAATTCAATAGTATCTCAGAATATGAAGAAATATGGGAAATGATTAATTAAATATGGCAGCCGTTACTGTGCTGATATGCCTATGAAAATAGGAAGTACACGAAAGCATAGTAAACTATAGCGTAGAACAAAATATCACAAGATACTCAAGAATATTTTCATAGGTTTATGAGTGCAGTAACGGCGAACTTCCTACGTTGATATGCCTGTAAAATGGGCAAAAAGGCATATTGCAGGACACAATAGCATAGAACAAATCAGAAAAGTATATAGAACCTTTACTTAATTTTACAGGTTTATGAGCGTAGGAAACCACAGCATTTCAACGGAGGACTGTTTTACAGGCGGTATAACCGTCAGGAAAGAACAGGACAGGAAAGCGCAGGATAAAACAACATAACATAGTACATGACATGACTTTTATATCGTCTGCAAAGCAGTTCTCCAAACAAAATTGAATATTGGGCAGGTGACATGAAAGCACCGTAGGACAGTAAAGAATATCATAGTACAAAATACAACATTATACTACAACATAGCACAACTCATGTTACCTACCGAGCATTCAACCTCAGATGTACTTAACTGGTAGTAGAATCTGCCAAGAAAATTATATCTCTGCATAATAGAGAACAGCACACGAAAGTAAAATACAGCATATTCTACTACTTGCTAAGTACATCTGGGATTTGCGTAAAGGTTCAAGCGGATTACTCCGCAGGATACCATAGGGTACCGTAGAATACCGCAGAACAAAATAAAGCAAAACAGCATACTACATATATATTTATTGCAGAATAATCTGCTTGAGCGTTTGCGCAAACAGAAACTATAAATCAAATCATAAAATTTTGGAGGAAAATCACAATGGCAAAAGCAAAATCTTTTACAATCGAACCTTTAAAAGAAACAACATTAAAACTGGAACTTATCGGTGATACAGACCTTATTCTCCATAAAAGAAGTCGTTACTACGAACAGGCTGAGTGTTGGAAACAGGCGCACGATAAAGGGACAAAAATGCCGGAAATCTACAACCAGTCAAAAAATATTTGGGAGGGCTTGGTTACAGGCATTCACTGGGAAAAACCAATTGAATTTCACGATGAAGATATTTCTCTTTACACTCAGGAAGAATGGGAATCATACATGAAAAATAATCGTCCTTGTATTCTTACACAGGCATTTAAGAAAGCTTTTACTGAGACATTCATTACGTTCTTTAAGGACTCCACCGGAAAGAAAGGAACAGACATCAAGCGTTCACTTTCAATGGCAGGCTCCATTTGCCCGGTAAATTTTGAGAGCGTTGAAGTTGTGAGCAATATCGTTCCTACATCTGGAATCAGCGCAAGCCCGGTTCTTTGTAGCAGCAATGTATTTCATAATTGGAGAACCACAATCGAGGTATCTTGCCCGGATATTGTATTTCCACATGAGACAGTTTTGCAGTTGATCGAGACCAGTGGAAAGTATATTGGAATCGGTACACAGCGAGCGAACGGAAATGGACGATACCACATTAATCCAGAAAATGTAACCGTTATTTAATAAGGTATTTTCGGTGGCATATGAATCCGGGTGAATGCCCGGAAAGCACAACAGGACATAAAATTTTAGTAAAGGAAATAACAGGACAGGACACAATATTTCATCCTGTTTCATATGCCACTGAGCATATAAATAAAG